ATTCAAAGTTTAAAAAATGAGGAATATAATTTGTTATTTTAACTCTTTCAAATTCTACTACGGACATATTAGTCTGATATTTTACAAACATTTTATCAGCGTGTCCTGTCTTTATTATTGCGTCTAACATCTCATAAAAGTTTTTCATAACTAAAGGTTCACCACCAATAAACTTTAAGTTATAAATGTATGGGGCAAGTTCAGCTACCTGGTCTACTATAGAAGTAAGAGTTTGTTTTGGTATAGCTGCAATATGTGTTTTAGCATATTCTGAAAATACCTTTTCATCTTTTAGTTGTTCAGAATGTATAGTCTTTAATCTGGTAGTAGAATCATAAGGAACACACATATAACAATCTAGGTTACATTTGTTTCCAAATGCTTTAATTTGTATCTCTAATATTCTATCTTCTAAATGACCTTGTCCTGTCTTCTTCCATTCTTCAACAGCTCTTCTTATACCAGGCCATAAACCTCTATCGTTTGTTTGTATTTTTAATGAAGCTTGTCTCCTTGATCTACCATAAATCTTTTCCTGACTCATACAGTTTACACACCATTTTTTTGCTAACTTTAAAGGGTCCCCAGGAGTGGTCATCTCTTTACGGAGAGCATTTAAATTTGCATTATCTTTAAAGTATTTTTTAATACTTACATTTTTTATGTTAGGATTAAAACCTTCTTGTACCCAGGAACATGGAGCATATTCTCCTCTAGTTGTAGTATAAACCATTTGAAATGGTGCACCACAAAAGAATGGTAACTCTCCACTTCTAATTTGGTCTTCTAAAATATCTACATTCTCTTTTTTGAACCACGAGTCCATATTGACTTTCCCTTCCCCAAGGTACTTGTCTCCTGGTCCTCCTCGTGTAATAAATTTACGTAAATTTTGCTGTGATGGTCTTTTGCGAACGGTCATAATATAATATTATTTATTTTATAATTAACTAGTAGTTTCTATAGTTGTGCTCCCACTAATATTTGCAAACTCATATATCTTGTATTGAAATGTAACAGCGCAAGTTAGATAATTAATATCTGTTGCTTGTTGATTGTAATCTAAACCAGACAATGATATAGGATATATATCTCTAAATCTAACTTCTATATTTGGATTGTTTTTACTTGTTAATACAAATAATGTAGCGTCTGAATATAAACCACCATCATCCGAAGTTTGTTTTACTACTTGTCCTAATTCTTTATTATAAGTTTCACTTGTAGTAGTAGGATATCTATCTGAACCAGCTTGTTGTAAATTTCTAAATTGTGAATGGTCTTTAGGAAAACCAAGACCAGTCATCCATCCATGGATCTCTCTATAGTTTTCTAAATTTTCATCTACTAAAAAAGATATATTCAAAGTATCATAATCTGCTTTATCACCTGGGATAGGTATATCTTTAAAAGGTGTATCCTGATTTGCAGTACCTAGTGTGATACCAGGTATGTTTGCAGCCGTACAAAAGTATTCTACTTTAGGTAATTTAATTATAGAAAACTTAAATTGTGTAGGACTTGCATAGTCTAGTTTAGTTGGCTGTCTTGTATTAGAGTTTATAATTGTCATACTACTATTTATAAGACTTATTAGGCCAAAAAAAAGGGCGCCGAAGCGCCCTTTTCTGATTTGTTTCTCAACAAATATTACATAATGTTCGTAACTTGAACACGTCTGTAGTATCTGTTAGCGTTGATTGCACCAACACCGTCAGCAGTAATAGCTGAAGACGCACTAGCGCCAGCAAATGGGTTTGCCACCATGCCGTATCTAGTTTTAAATCCAATTTTTGGTTGGAAGTTGTCTTGGCCTACCGCTCTAACCATTTGTAGAGGTACATATGGGCAGTAAAATAATCCTGCGTCATATGGCGATGTTCCTTTGTAACCAACAACATAGTATTGTTTAGCAGGACTTGCATTTGAAGCTAAATTAGCAGCATATGGGTCAATGTAAACTTTAAATTTGCCATTTAAAACACCAGCAAAAGTATTACCAGTATCGTCAATGTTTAAGTTGTTGTTTAACGCAGGAGTGTAATCTAAAACACCAGCCATTTGTAAAGCACTAGCAACGTCAGAAGAACAGATAATCATATTACCTTTTCCACGTCTTGTTCTTTGTGCGATAGTATTAGCATCTCTTTCCAGTTGGAACATAAGTCCTTTGAATCTCTCAACCGACCATCTACCATTTGAGTCAGTATCAAGGTCAAAAATTCCAGCTGTTGTCGTGTTAATAGCAGCGTGTGAGTTATCGTTATCAGCAGCACCAACTTCAGCAGTTCTATAAACTGTTCTAACTACTTCTCTATTGATTTCAGCTAAGATTTCAGCAGATAAGATGTTTGATAATTCAGTTTCAGCGTCTAAGCCGTGAATTGCTTTAAGGTCTTGTGCTAACTCCATAGTGTACTCGGCTTTTAGCGCTCTGCTTTTTGCAGTCACAGTTGATTTCTCAATTGAGAATGCCATTTCAGCGAAAGCGTTAGCAGCAGCATCTCCAAGAGCTTCTGCGTAAGCTGTAGTCATACCTGTACCAGATGTGTATCCAGTAGAAGTACCTATTGAGTCGTTAAGCACGGCTGGGTTTTCGCCAGCGTGTGCGACTGCGGAAGCACCTGCAACAGATGAACCAGCCGCATTACGGCCAGAAAAATCTGTATCAGCTTCGTCAAAAAGAGCTTCACCACCACTTTGAGAAGTATATCTGCTTCTCATAGCGAAAATCAAGCCTGTAGGGCCTGACATTGGTTGTACACCAGCGATATCGTAAGCGATAAGGTTAGGCATACTTCTTCTAACTAAGCTAATTAAAATAGGGTTCCAATTTTGTATTGATGAACCTGTTGCGTTTGTAGGAGCTGCTTCTGTTAAGAAAGCTGCGTCTTCTTTAAGCGCTTTTTCTTGGTTCTCCAACACCATTGAAGTAACGGCTCGTTTGTAACTATCCTTAACCTCTGGAAGGTCAGGATGATCCAAAACAGGCTGCCACTTTTGTTGTATTGATTCAGATAAAAACATTTTCTATCTCTCCTTTTTTTAGTTAATTAACTAAAATCCAAATCTATTTAAGATAAGGATTTTTCTTTGATTTACTAATTGCAGCCGTATATGCAGCCATTGATTCCGTCATATCAGAACCAGCATTATTGTCAGCTACTTCATTAGATTGTTTATCACTCGCTTCTGTTTTAGGGAAGTAAGAATTTTTTAACGTTTCTACACTTTTTCTAAAACTTTCTGCGTCCTTATATTCAATTCCTTCTGCTAAACCTTTAAGTTTTTCAGTTTCAGTTTCAGCAAGATCACTAGATACTTCTTTTATAATTCCATCTCTAGTAAACTCTCCCACCTTCTGATTTAACTCAACTGTTTTTTCAATAGATTGGTTAACTTCTTCTTTTAACTTCTCTATTTCTGCAGCCTGAGTCTCAATAACATCATACTTCTCTTGTGGAACATTGATGTAATGAGATTCAAATAAAGATTTAAGACCACCAATAAAATCTTCAGTAATCTCAGCTCTTAAACCTTTTTCTATCGCTAATTCGTTTTCTTTCATCCACTCCTCAACGACATAATTTAGATAAGCGTCAACTTTTTCTACGATTTCTGATTTAGTTTCTTCAACTTTCTCAGCAACTTTAGTTTCGTATTCGCCTTCCAATTTTTCAATTTCTTCAACAAGTTTTGCTTTGATAGCAGATTCGAAGATTGTAGCCGCTTTAGCTTTAAATTCTTCTGAAAGGTCTTCACCATCAGTTAGAGCTTTAACGTCTTCTTTTACATCAAGGTCTTTAACTTTATCTTTAGCAGTTTCTTTCTTAACTTCTTTAGATTTTTCGTCTTCTTCCTTAACTTCGTCTTTCTTCTCGTCTTCTTTCTTGTCTTTCTTGTCTTCGTCTTCAGTCACTTTAGAAATTTCTTTTTCTTTTTCTTCTTTAGATTTTTCTTCAGATTCTTTAACGTCTTTTTTGTCTTCTTTTTCGTCAGACTCTTTAGCGCCTTCCTTCTTCTTATCAATTGCTTTTTGCAAAGCAGCTGGAAGTTCGCCTTCTTTTACTTCTTCTTTATCTTTTTCTTTTTCTTTATCAGCATTTGCTTTTAAAGTTTCTTTTTCGTCCTTTTCATCCTCTTTAGCGTCTTCTTTTACAGACTCTTTTTCTTTATCAGCATTTGCTTTTAAAGTTTCTTTTTCTTTATCGTCTTCTTTGTCTGTATCTTCTCGCTTAAGAGATGTAATGTTTGATGTGTCCGCTGTGCCTGCACTTTTCTGGTGTGGGTCGCCAGTAATATGACTTACCCCTTGTGCGAAATCCGATTTTGGATCACTTGGATGCGTAACTGCTTTTGTTAATACTTGTTGTACAGTTGCAGCCAATGATTTTGGCGCTTCAGCTGGAACGGCGTTTTTCTTTGGCAAATCTGCCACAGTTTTGTCCGTCATTGATCTATCTCCTCATTAGTTATTAGTTGTTGTTTTGCAAATAATCCACCTCTCCTTACGGAAAGTGTCAATTACTATTTATAAAATTACAGCTTTTTAAGGAAGTTTTCAAAGACTTTTGCGTTAACTTCCGCTCTGTCTGATAGTGCTTTCTTATCTGCCTGTAACTTTAATTCGTTTACTTCTTGCTCTTTCAAAACGCCATTATTCCAAATCCATTCTTTTCCTTCCATAATGCCTTCTACAAAAGCATCGGGAGCCGATGGGTCTGCGACTATATCAGCCGCTGTTGCAAGGTAAAAATCGTCTTTGACTATGTTAGCACCACCTGCTTGAACAAGTGTGCCCATTCCTCTACTTGAAACTCCTAGTGTTGCACCCTCATCTATTAAACTTTTCACTATTTTTCCATATGGGGTATCCAAAACTCGGGCTTCGCCTATAAAATTATTGCCTTCGGGATGTAGAGCTTTTATCATATGCGAAACTCTTTCTAGGTTAACGGTAGGTCCGTCTGGATGTCCTAGTTCGCCAAATGCTCTATTCTTTTCTATGAACTCTCTATTATATCTGTGAACTTCTTTTTGAAGTATCTCTTTAGGATAGATTCTTCCATTTCTGTTCTTCACGTCCGATTGTAAAAAAATACCTTTAATGGCATAATTTTTTTTGCCATTTTTGTCTTCTTCTACAATGTATTTTGCTTGTGTTACTTCTTCGGTAATTAATCTCATTTGTATCTATCTCTAACTTCTCTTTATTATTTATACAAATTGTTATCTGAATACCACTAAAACCGTATAATTATCTCCAATTGCAAAATTTTTTGTTGAGAGTAAAACATCACCTGTTGGTGTTGTTGCGTTGTTAGCTATCTCATTACCATCAGCACGTAAGTCCCAAAAACCTTGACCAGACAACGAAACACCTGTAGCGTTTGTTGCACCATCCCATATTAATTCAACGGCAGACTTTGAATTGGATGTATTTACTGACCAAAATATTTTTGATATTTTACGATTGCCGTCTTCAGTCATAAAAGTTGTTGCCGAAGCGTCAACCTTTTGTACTAAAGTTTCACCTGTGCCATCTGAATAATTGGTTAGTTTAACCGCATATTTGACACCTGTAGTATCTGTTAATACCTGTGTAGATACTGTATCAGCCATTATTAGTTACCAAAGCCGACTGACTTAATTAGTTCCAAATAAACAAAACCGTCTGTACCAGTTCCTGGTGTTAATATTATATCAGCGTCTGTAGCGTCTCCAGGTTGTGTTGCACCGTTAGTGATAACGTGTGAATCAAAACTACCTGTTGTACCGCCTGCAAGATCAATCGCCTCTACAACATTTGAACCAGTAAAAGTTATTGCCACTTCTGTGTCTAAAGACCAAGATATTTTTTTAATATCTAGTCTATCACCTGAAGCTTCTTTATTTGCTAATGCTGAAGCGTCAATAGTTACAGCTGAGCCATGACCATCAAAGTTTATTAAAACTTTAGCGCCATAAGCATTGTCTGTTAGAACTCTTTGTGTTACTGCCATTTCTATCTCCTTAAAATTGTTAATGTTTCCTTATCAAAATATTTCATTAAATCTTGTTTCTTTACTCCAAATTTGTTTGCAGCTGCACTAACATTTTTTTCAAAATTAGCAATCACATCTGCGTCTTTATCAGCGGCTTTAAAAACCATATCTACAGCACGTTTCATTCTAGGAGATAATTTATTATATTGCCTAGTACGTTTGTAGTCGTTTGCTTCAGTAATTTGTTCTTTTATAAAATTACTTAGCCACTTCATCACTTGGAACCTCTGGTGCAGGAGCTTCTGCAGCTGTATCATTACCTGTAAAAGGATTAGCTTCAGGTGTTTCTACACCTTGCTGTCCTGTAAATACAGATTTAGCCACATCAACTTTAGCATCGTCCAAGGCGCCAGAAACTTTATCAGCAAGAGCATTTTTAATGTCTGTTCCTGCTTGTTTGTTGTCGCCCTTTTCAAGTGAATTTACGAATTTTTTTGTATCATCTTTAGTCATATTATCTATTTATCTCCTGTTTTATAAGAATCTCTAGCTTTTGTTTCTGCATCCTTAAATTGTTTTTTGTCAGCCTTTTGTTTAGCACTTACTGCTAGTGGAGCTTCTTTACCATTTGTTTTCCCAGTTTTGGGTTGTTGTTCAAGTCCACCTATTCCTGTGTTCATTGCAGCCTGTTCTGACCCACCTTCATCTTCTATTTGTTGATCAATTTCTTCAATCTCGGTTTCATTTTGTTTGAATATTTTTGTTCTTATATACTCATTAGAGAAATACTTACCAACATACATTTCTAATTGTTGTGCCAGTTGTACTCTTTCTCTCAACATTTCACTATGTTTTAATTCAGCAAAATATCCATCTTGTAAGAAACTAAATGTTATATCACCTTGTATTACAGGCCATTCTTCAGGAGCAATAACACCTTTTAAAATTAATTGTGTTTTTAAAAGGTCGTGGAATAACATACAGAATTTCTTTCTCAATCTGCCTATGAATTTAGTAAACTTAACTTCATCTCTACTAATTTCAGCTGCACGACCAAGATTAAATCCTTGACCACCTTCTAATCTACTAATTGGTATGTTTAATGAACGATATAATTTCTTTTGGAAATATTCTATATCGGCAATCTCACCCAAGTTTTGACCACCTGGTAAAGTAGTAATTTCAGTTCCTCTCCCACCTTCTCTACGAGGTAACCAAAAGTCTTCTAACATACTCATATAATTTCTGTCATCTCTAATCTCACCTGTACTTGCGTCATAAACAAGTTTGTTTCTATATCTAGCCATAACATCTCTTAAATATTGTTCAGCTTTGATTTTAGGTAAGTTACCTACATCAATATAGAATATTCTTCTTTCAGGTGCTCTAGCAATTCTGTAAATAACAACAGCGTCTTCAATCATTCTTAATTGATTAACTGGTTTAATTGCTTTATGTAAATAAGATAAGACTTGATTGTGAGTTTGGTCTATTAATCCTGATGGACAATAAGCAATAGCGTCTGTCGCTATTCTTAATCCACCTGCGTTTGATGTTGCAGTCGGATGTATTCCTCTTTCGTTGAAAATATAATACTCTTGGAATTTATTTTCAAAAGCAAATGAACTAGGCATTCCATCAGTTCTTTGCTTTCTAACTTCTCTTATCTTTTTAATTTTTCTTGGATCAATGTATCTTAATTCTGTTATTCCTAATCTAGGACTATCTTTGTCAATGATTTTATGATAGAACATTCTTCCATCAACATACCATCTTCTAAAAATATCGTGTCCTTTGATATCAAAATTTAATAATTTTAATACCTCAACAAATGATTCTCTTATTTTCTTTTTGATTGATTCGCTATATTCAATTTTAGTTAAATCTAATTGTACAGATTGTTGATTTTCGTTTGATACAATTGCTTCAGATATTATATCCTCAATTGCAAGGTCACACTCTGGATGGAGTGCTACTTCTCTATATCTTCTAATTAAATCTAACTCGTTACGAGCGGTAACGTCAAATCCTCCATAAGACGCAAAGAAACCACCAGCGGGGACGGTTTGTGTTCCGTCTTCCGCTTGTGGTGGTACTATGTTTTGTCTCGGATCTGATGTTGGCGTTTTTGAACGCTCTATTTTAAACCCAAACAGTTCAGCCATAATTTAGTTTCTCCTATTACTAATACTTATAACGGTATTAAGTAGTAGTGTTTGTTTCAAAATATTGATACCTATGTGTAGCAGTAAACGACTCTAACGAGTTGTTATCGCCATAAGATAGCGCAATGTCATCCAACGTTGTTGGAAACATTCCTCTGAATGTATATGATTTAATCACATTACCGTTACGGTCTAATTGGTCAACAAATGAGTCAACTTGATAATCTACTGGATTAACTAATCCTTCGTTATCTGACATATTGTTGATACCGTTTAACCATCTTTCGTATGCGTTACGTATTAAGAAGTCTGTATCATTTAAGACAGTAGTTGTCCATGTAGCAAATGTTCTATCACCTGCAACATATAATTCCCTACCTCTAAATGGAACAGCTACTTCTGCAACTGTCATTCCTGGTAAGTTAGTTGATGTACATAGAAAAGACATTGTTTCAGTCTCCCCACCTACAGCAGCAAACCCTGGAAAAGGCATTGTTACTCTAAATTGATTGGCACGAGCGCCTCCGCCTCTTAACTTAGCTTTAAAGTCATTAATATTTGGCATTGGTTTATCCTCCTACCACTTCTTCAAATGCAACGCCTGATCTTGTCGCAACGAATTGTAGTTGTATAAAGTTGATTGATCTATTTGGTTTAACAAATATATCTGCTCTAAACTCATTTCTATCAATAACATCAGCAGTATTGTTAGAAGTATCACAAGTAACTAAAAAGTCTGTAACACCTCGTCTGCCTTGTACATCTCTTAAAAATGGTTCAACCATATTTCTAAATTGAGCTCTTGTGAACTCGTCATTAAATTCAAATAGTTGGAATTTAGAAGCAGTTGATATCGCTTTCTCCAAAGTGATAAACAATCTTCTTACGTTTATTCTATCAAATGCACTCGGCGTAGATAGTCCAGTTTTATCACCAAACAAGAGTGTACCTTGTCCTGGTAAAGTTACAATTGGATTTACTCTAGCTCTGTACAATTCATCCCTTTGAGTTTTGACTGGGTTGTAAGCAAGTTTAACTGCACCTCTAATTCCGCCTCTGTTAAATCCAGCAGGTGAGAACCAAGAGTCTGCGATTAAGTCTGTTCTTGCAGCCAATCCAGCAACGTCTCCGTTTAAAGGAATGTATCTAAATAAGTCATTATATTTGTCGTAAGTATATTTGTACCCACTATCAAAAACTACATAACTTGAACTTCTAACAGCGTCAAAGAAACCTTTAACGTTAGTTGTTTGAGTAGTAGAGTTTGTTACGTTAACTACATCACTTCTTTCAGGAGAAGCAAATACGATTGCGTCTTTTCTGTTTTCAGCGATTGTAATTAAGTTATCTACGTGAGTAGCGTCACCTTTACCAGCGATGATTAAGTTAACATCTACTGTATCAGCGTCATTGTAATGTTCGTAAGCAGTTTTTAATTCAGCAGTTGTAACCGCGGAACCATCTGCACCGTCAACTAGTGATCTACTATATGGTGCTGTAAGAGCTGTGGAAGTTACTCCAGAAGCTGTACTACCCCAATTTGAACCAGTTGCAATGTGATCCATCCAATAGATATATTCTGATCTATTGTAGATTACATCTGGATAATAGTTAGTGTCACCTTGTGGTGTTTTAGCGTCAGAAGCTTTTGATAGTGAATCATAAACTTCTAAAACTTCACCAGCAGTACCTGATATAGCGCCGTCTTCATCTATAACTACAATGTGTAGCTCGTCATTTACTCCACTTCTTGTAGAAGCATAAGTTGATGTAGCTGGTGCTTTATCTACTAGGTCATAGTATTGCCATCTTCGTCTTACTTGTGTACCATTTGCAACAGCTGTGTGTAGTCCGCCTGTGCCTGAAGGGTGTCTTACAAAAGTTATAGTGTTTGTTGAAACTACTGTAATTCTGTATTCGTGCCCACCAGATTCGCCGAAGTTAACGATATCACCTACATTAAAATCAGTTCCTGATGTTAATACGATAGTGGTATCTCCTACTGCTGTTGAAGAGTCATTAGTTGTTGTTTTATTTGTTTCTTCGTATGCCGTTGCACTCGGACACGTTGAAATCTTTAAGTTATTACCCCAAGCGCCTGCTGTTCTTGCAGCCCACTCGCCAACGTTAGCAGAACCATCGTTATAAGGTCCTGTACTTCCGTCACCGTTAGAGTAATGCTCTGTATTCTTTATTCTTAAAGCTGTCCCAGAAACGACAGCGTTTACACTTGAAGTGTTTGCAGCTCGCACAACCCTTAAACTTGATGAGTACTGTAGAAAACTAGCAGCACTAAAAAAGTATTCAAAGTTTGTAGAGTCAGGTTTTCCAAACGTTTCTACCAATTCTTTTTCAGACGCAATAGATATTACTTCATCCATTGGACCTTGATTAAATTGACCTGCAACAGCACCGATCGTAGTTGCTACTGCTGGGATTACGTTTGTTAAGTCTTTCTCTTGTACGAGAACACCTGGTGAAACTTGAAATGCCATATGTTTGTTCTCCTCTTATTAGCTAATAAGTATCATTTAATCTCGTTTATATTTATAAATTTTGTCACCTTTACTACAGCATCTCTCCTTTTCTTACTGTAACAGGTGTCCATGTTTCGCCTTTGTCATCCTGAAAACTATCATCATTTAAACCATCATCCATAAACCCAAATGGTGCCATATCTTGTTCTATTGCGTGTTGTTGTTCTTCATACATTTTAGCACGAACATCCTGGTCTGTCATTTCTTTAAAATATCTTTGATTTGTTATCCATGCAAATATAAGACAACACATAACCAAATCATCATTAGAACCTTCTTCAGCCTGCCAACCACTACCACGTCTTACAAATGTTGATAATTCTTGTATTGTATGAAAATCTGGTATGTACATTTTGTCGCCTTCAACTAAACTTTTTAAGTTAGAGGCGCCTATTCTTTTTACTTGTTTTGTCATACGAACACCTAATTGTGTTCCCCTTTTAGAAAATCCACCACCCAATATTTGTCCAGCTCTACCTTTCATCATACACATTAATAAGTTTGTATATTCTAATTCAAATTGTAAAGCGTCTGCTACTTGATGTCCTATATCATTTACTTCAACACAAACATAAGCCATATTATAATTTTTTGCTACTCTTTCTATTGTGTGAGGAAATAAAATAGGTTTGATTTCATTATCTCTAAATTTTGCGACCATACGATAAGGCATTTTTGAAACATCAAATACAGTAAAGGCTGAATAATCTCTTACAGTACCTCTAGCAACGTCAACTGTCATTACATAATCTTTTCCTTTTACTGGTTGTTCATACACATCTATTCCAGCATTTGAAATAAGAGGTGTATGGTGTGATAACATTCTTAGCTTTGCTGGATTAATAAGTGTATCAACTGAACCTACAAA